TAAATTAAATTATTTTACAAATTATAATTTAATACTTTTTTGTTATAATAATTTTATAAACAATGAATTATATTATAATGATATTTATAGTATAAGTGCTTGTTTAACTTGGATAGTTTTTTTTTGTTTTCATAGTAGTATATTATTAGATTCAAATAGTTTTAAAAAATTAAGATTAAAGCATAAAGTATCTTATAATCTTTTTCATATCGGTAATTTTGTTATTCATATATTACCATTTGGATTTTATATATATTATCCACCAAATAATATAACTTTTTATCATTCAGGTTTTTCATTTTGTATTAAATTTTTATGGGCATTATTATCAACAAAAGGAGATTTAGATTTAGGAAAGATTTATATTCCTTTTTCTAGAAAAAACATTATTAAACTTTATTTAATTTCAACAATTTCTTGTTTTAGTGCCCCGGTATATTATAATTTAGTTAAATCCGCCTCTCAATCTTAAAACTAAATGTAAAGTACTTTCTTTTTGTATATTATAATCACTTAGAGTTCTTCCATCTTCTAATTGTTTACCTGCAAAAATTAATCTTTGTTGATCTGGTGGAATACCTTCTTTATCTTGAATTTTTGATTTAATATTATCTATTGAATCGGAAGCTTCAACTTCAAGTGTGATAGTTTTACCAGTTAATGTTTTTACAAAAATCTGCATTATATAATAATACGATATTTTTTTAATATTTTTTAAAAATATATTTCAATAATATATAAATGGCTGTTAAAAAAAAATCTTTATGTAAAGGTGTAAAAGTAGAAAAACCAAATAAATGTAAAAAATTAAATGGATGTAAAGTTGCAAGTGGCTCAACAAGAAAATTTTGTAGAAAAAAAAGAAATACAAGAACAAAAAAGGTGTCCAAATCCAAAAGTAAATAAAATATAAATTAATATTCTATTTTTTTATATATAATATTAATAGTTCTCTCAGATAAAAGTTTGGATTTTTCTAATATTTTTCTATCAACACAATTATATAATTTTAAATTTTTTATATAACCAGAGAAATATACAGGTTTAAAACCATATATATGAATTGCATCTTTTATAATTTTATTATTTATTTTTTTATCATGAGTAGATAAAATAGATTTATAAATATAATAACTAGCAGGATTAGGCATATACATTTTTTTATTATATTTATATTATTATAATATTAAAAATTAAATTTCATATTTTTTCTTAATTTAAAAGTATTCTTTTTACTGCGTTTTCCTAAAAATTCAAAATATTTTTTTGTTAAATTGTATCTCTCTTTTACAAATTTAGCTTTTTTATATAGTGTTTTTTTATGTTTTAACATTGCTTCCATACGAACTTTCATAATCATACCAACTTGCCATATACGTTTATGGGGATATTTTTTAGTTTTATATAATTTTTCTAATTTTTTTATAGTTTTTTTTATATCATTAATATTACTATATTTTATACTAATTGTATCAGATGGATTTTTATTAATATATACATCGAATGATTTTTTTGGATTATTAGGATTATATAAAAATTGTTTTTTTTTTATTTTTCCTCCTAATTTTTTAGTTTTTTTTGAACAAAATTTATATGGTGCACAAGATGATCTCATTGTAAATCCTTTTATATTTTTACATTGGTTAAATGTAAATTTTCTGGGTAAAGTAAAAATTTTTCCATCATTTCTTATGCATTTATTATTTTTTTTTGTATTATTAATATTTAATTTACAACAGTTATTCATATATAATATTAGTATTAAATTTATTATTTATAATATTTATAAAGTCAATCAAATTATCTTTTAAATTTATATCAGTTTTATATGAGTTTCTTAAAGTTTGTCTATTATTCATATATTTTTTGTCAAAATATAAAAAATATTTATTTTTATCTTTATCATGTCTTTTTAAAGATATATATTTTGGTAAAATAATATTAGAAAAATAATTACTTTCAATTTCATTATTAGATAAATCTTTTATAGTTAAATCACATATTGATGAAGTTAATTGGTTATTATTTTCGATATCATTTAATGCTTTTTTAATTTGTTCCAATTTTTCTAAAATAGTCATTTTATTTGATTTACTAGAAGTTATTACTTTTTTAATACTCATTAATGGATGTTTTTCAATTTTAAAAAATTCTCTATATAATTTTTTTTCTCTGTTATAACATTCTTTATAGTAAACAACATATTTTGGAATCATGTCTTGTTTTAATTCAATTGGTAACTCTATAGCAGATTTTTTTCTTAAACGCTTATAATCTTCTTTAAATAATTGAATATTTGAAAAATCATAATTATTATTCATTATTAATAAATGATAATTAATGTTTAATTATTAAACTTAATAAATAATTAATATTATTGTTAATAATCCTTGAATAGATGTGATTATTTTAGAAATATTTGTAACGGGATATATATCTCCATATCCCAATAAACACCCAGTAATAATTGAAAAGTATAAACGATTTAAATATTTATTAGTTAAAGAAGGGTTAACATTTTCAGAATCTAACTCTTGATTTTCTGTTTCTTTCTCTCCTTCTTTAGTAACTTTTTCAATAATTTTTTCTTCTTTTAATTTTTTATTAGAGTTAATAATTTTATTATTTTCATAATAATCATTTAAATTATTAAAAGATTCTTTAATTTTTTCTTGAACTTTATCTTTTATAACTTCTTCTTTAACAATTTCTTTAAATTTATTAACACCCTCAAAATGATTGTCTTCTAATAACATATAAATAATTGAAAACAATAACATTAAAAATATTAATACATATATTTTGCTATATTTATTAATTAAAATTCTTTTTTCTAATTTATTAAATATATAATTCATTATTATATATTTATAATATAAAAATTGATAAATAAAATAATGTAAATAGTATTAATAAATTCTATGACACAAATTATTGAAGTTTTTCCAAATTATGAACCAAAAATTAATGAAAACAATACCGAAAAAGTAGATTTAAATATTAGAGATTTACAAAATAAATATCCTAATGGTTGTATTTGTTGTGGTACAACTTTTTATCCGCGAAAATTTTCATCAATGATAGCAAGTCATTTTAATACAACAAAGCATAAAAAAAGATGTTTATATCCAGCAAATCAATTATTTAAAGAAGAATTTGGATCTTCAAGTAATTTAAAAGAAGCATTTGATAATAAATGTAAAGAATTACGCGAAGAAAAAAAACTAGCATATCAATATAAAGATGAATTAGATAAATTAAAATTTAAATTTGAATCATTAGAAAAATTAAATATTAAATTACAAGAAAGAATTTCTGATATATTAAATCCTAAAAATGTTGTATGTGAAAATTTAATTGATTTATAATATTTATTTATATCAAAAAAAATTCAAATAATTTATTATATATATTTTTAACTCTTATAAGTTTTATATTAATAATTAATACACGAAAAAAAAATAATGAAAAAAATTATTTTATCATAGATTATTTTCATTATTTTTTGGATATGCAATATTAAATTATATTAATTAAAATCTAATAGATTTTGTTAAATAAAACCAAAAGAAAATACCGACAAATGCTTTTGCTAATAAGTCTAATATATTATAACCAAATACTTTTGTTAATTTATCAGATTGATAAAATATACCATACATAGCCCATAATACAACAAACAAGAAATAAATTATTTTAGATTGATATGTCACTTTTGAACCTGTCATATAAATTTTCCATATTGTTCCATACATTAAAAAGAAGAAAACAAATCCAATAGCATTAGCCATATTTGTAGTTAATTTGCCTAATTCACCTAAATATCCTGAACCCAACATCAAGAAATTAAATATTAATATTCCAATAAATGGTAAAAATGTAACAGTTATTTTATTTTCATAACCTAAAACCATACATAAAACTAAAAGCATAAGTGGGGTACTAATAGCCCAATCAGTATAACGCATATCATTAATTTTTTCTAAAGGTAATTCAGATTCTTCATTTTTGTTTTGTTCAGGGTTTTTTTGTGCATCTTTTTCTGCTTTATTAATTTTTGCTACAAATAATCCATAGAAATATCCAGCAACAACTGATATGCAAGTTTCTAAATTCATAATATGGCGAATTTGAGGAACAGGATTACGTAAAGCTTCAATAAAACATATTGTTCCAGTTGTAATTAAGAATATATATGTAAAATAAAAACTGCTTTTTACTAAACTTACTTGCATTACTTATTAATATAAAATAATATTATAAAATTTTATAATTTTTAAATTTGCAATTTAGAACCAATAGTTTTTATACAATCATATTTAAAACGCCGATTATATATAATAAATAAATTTTTACTTTCTTTTAGTTGATTTTCTTTTAGTTGATTTTTTTTTAGTTACAGGTTTTCTTTTTTTAGGTTTTCTTTTACGTTTGGTTTTTCTTCCACCAGAAGAACTGACGTACACCGCCTTCACCAGATTCTCCATCTTATTATTAAAAGTATCAGCGGCTTCTAGCGCATTTTCAGCTTTCGTATTCACTGTACGAATTCTTCGATTAATATCTTGATTCATGTCTCCCAGGCTGTCACCCACAGTTTTCTGAAAGTTATAGACTTCTTCTTTAAATTCATTCACTGTTGTTTTAAACTCTTTAACTTTTTTCTTAAGTTCTTCTAATTCTTCAATAATCATAGTCTCATCTTTCGACTCAACCGCATGCAGTAACAATGCTGTCTCTGTTGCGTTAGTCAATGCTAACTGCATTTTTGTTTGCTGGTTTTTAACCTTATCTATCATATTCTGCAAATCAATTGGCACTATCATTGTATCTATTTTTGTTATATCTAATACCGTAGTAGTATTTAACGGAGCCAGCGCACGAGCCTCTACGCCTCCTTCATTCCTCCCGAATAATACTAGTGTCATAGCTTCACGTTTCAGAACCATTCTCACAGTTTCCAATTTTTCCACCGCTTCCATCATCTAATTTTCTATCATAAACAAGGTGAGTTTTTACTTTCTTTTAGTTGATTTTCTTTTAGTTAATTTTTTTTTAGTTACAGGTTTTCTTTTTTTAGATTTTCTTTTAGAACCACCAAACGGAGCAGTAATTCTATTTCTCCATCCTACAAACCCTTTTAATAATTCTTCATCATCTGATAATATATGTTTTTCTCCTTTTTCATTCTCTAATATACAAAATCTATGATAATCTCCTGTTAATCCAGATTTATCGAATTTTTGTAAGTTAAAAATAATATTACCAGGATATTTGAAGTCTATTTTTACTATATTATCATTAGACATAAAGGTATCAAACGCCTCTGCTTGATAATTTCTTGCATTAAAAACTGTCGTTCCCCCCCCCCTCTTTTTGTACTCCAACAAATACACTCATTATATAATATATATAAACATTTATTATAAAATAAATAAATTATATTTTATTATAATGCCTAAATATAAAAGTAATGACTATAAATTATCGGCAGTTAAATACTATTATTAAATTTCTAATTTACTACCAATAGTTTTAAAATAATTATTATTATATGCTACATTTCTAGTTAATGCTTTTGTTAATGTTTTATCACTAATATGTAATTTTTTTATACAATCATATTTACATATAAATTCTTGAATAAGTTCTTGTTCACTATTATATTGACCAATACCATTTTTATATAAACATATTTCTTTCAAATTATGTTTATTTAAAAAATCAGATACTAATTTTAAATCACAATTAGTTAGCAAAATATAATAATGTTCATTTATTATTGAATTATTTTTTACAGGATTGTCTAAAGCAGAGGATGAAGAAAAATTATTGGCTAATGCCGCTGTTTTACGATCTAAATATACATTAATAATCTGTGTTTTGTCTTTATCTAATTTTGCAATATAACCTAAATTTTGAACTTTGGTTTTTTTTGTAGGTTGAATATTATTAATTATATAGGGATCTAATTCTCTATCAACATATAACCATCTATAACCATGATAAATTGTATTTTCTACAATTGCTTTATTAATACTTGGTCTTTTAATTTGATAGTTTTCTCTCATACACTCAGATACAGAATCATATACTTTTATTAAACTAAGAGTCTCTGGATTAATTTGCTGAAGTCGTGGACCTAATGTTACCAATGGTTGATTAAAATTTGTTGTATTTTTTACTTGTTGAAGATTTAATTTTTCAAGTATCGTTTTATTCATTTTTTCTAAGTTATCTATTTTATTTAATAAAATTTCATTATTACTATTATTATTTTTTATTATTTCTTCAATAAATAAATTAATATTTCCATTTTTATTTAATTCATTTAATAATGTTAATTTTTCACATTCTAATTTTAATTTTTCTACTTCATCATTATTATTTTTTTCAAAATATTTAATGTTATTATCTATAATTTTTAATAACATTTTATAAGATAGTTCTTTTCCAATTAAAAATAATTCACGTTCATTTTTATGTTTAGCTAAATCAGTAACTCTATTTAATCTAATATTTTCATGATTATGTAAGAAACTTTCAAAATCTTTACTTTTATCTACAAAAAAACAATCTAATAATAAGCATTCTTCATAATGTGATTTATGTTCATTAAAACGTCCTATAATACCTCTGCGACTTTCTCCAATTTTAACAATATATTCTCCATTATTATATGATTTAACTTTAATAATATATATTAATGATTCATTATTTCCAAATTCTTTCAGTAAAATTTTTTGTCTTTCTAATGCTTTTTCTTTGATTAATTTTTCTTCATATTCTTTTTTCTTGTTTTCTTCAAGTTTTTCTAATTCACTTTCTTTAATTAATAATTTATTTTTCATTTCACTTGCTTCTTCTTCTAATACTTCTTGAATCAATTCTTCCATTTTAAGATAATATTCATGTATTTCATCTGCTTTTTTTGTTCCTGCTTTTAAACATAATGATTTAAAGGTTTTAACATTTAAATAATATTTTTCAGAATTATGACCACCACTACCTTTAGTTTTTGCAACTGCGGCTGCGGTTGCAAAATTAATGTTATTACTAATTGAATATTTTTTACTATAATCTTTGTTTAATATAAAGTTTTTTTCTAAGCAAATAGTTGCATTATATTTTCTATTAAAACCCAACCATTTCCATATGCTATCTAAATCCACAATATAATCATCTGTTTTATGATAATTTAAATAACTATAAAAACTTGATATAAATAATTGTTGTTCTGATTCATTAAAAGTGTTTTTTACTTTATTTAATAAATTATTATTATGTGTTTCAGTTAGTTTTGTAATAGGATTGTTTGTAATTAAATCAACAATATTGAATGAAGTCATTTTTATAATAGCATTTATTACTATTTCTTTAAATTATTTTTGTTACAATAATTTTGTTTCAAATAAATTAATTCAAAATATTTTTAAGTTATTTTTATTTAAAATGTAAAAATAAAAATAACACATAAATCTAATTCGAATAAGCAAGTCCACCCATACCCGACATAATACGGAGGACGTTGTAGTTAACAGCGTAGACACGTACTTTGGCGGTGTTGACACCTTGGACGGTGGCATTGGAGAGGACTAATTGTAAAGTGGCGTTATCAATACGGGAGAAGTTGCATGTGCCACTGGGTTGATGTTCTTCAGGGCGGAGGGCGAAAGAGTAGACGTTAATACCAGTGTCAGGGGCACGGGTGTGGTGTTGGAAGGGTTGAACTAAGTCGAAGTATGTACCTTCGCGCTCCGAGAAGCGGTCTTGGCCATTAAGTTGTAATTTAGCAACTACAACTGGATTTTCACCCCAGCAGTGCATGTCTAAGGCGGTTTCACCTAAAACAAATGTTCCGGCATCCGAAACACCAGATTCCGAAGAACCACCTACTGCATTAGTAACAGTCGAGTCAACATTTACATCATTCGAGAATGGATCTTGGAAGAAACTACCACTGGTGGTTGTTTTAATGAATGAAGCTGATGTAGTAGAATCACTAACACCACCGAAAGCATGAACGGCATTGGGTAAAACATCTAATGCATCAGTGTAGTTGAAAGGTTGAGCACCTAATAAATGATTTAAAGCATGGTTACCTGTGGTCGAGGCACAGTAGTCAACATTGACATCAGGTTGAACAACCCAGATTAATTCTTTGCAAGGGTGGTTAAGATTTAATTTAATTTTGTTGGAGGATGAACCAACCGATTCATCACCAGTGAATTGTAATTGTTCAATTAAGTATTCGTGGGGGTTTTGGGCCATGCGGCGACGTTCATCAGTATCTAAGAAGATATAATCAACGAATAACGAAGCAGCAGCTAATGATTGTCTGTAGGCTTCGTTAACTTTGGAACCGTTGCCATCAACACTATCAACGGCCCATAAGCACTCTTCAATATTACGAAGGTCTAAGTTAATTTTAACTTCGTGGTATTGTAAAGCAATTAATGGTAAAGCTAAACCGGGATTACGGCAATACCAGAATTGTAAAGGAACATATAATGTGGTTTCGGGTAAAGCATTGCGGGGAGCGCAAACTTGACGAATGCTATCAGCAGAACATGGGCCATCAACAGCAGCAAATTTAGGGTCACATATATATGTTAATTGGGTAGTGTTACCAATCATTTTGTAGTAACCGCGTTCTTGTTCTTTCGATAAAGTTAATTGATTCCAGATGTGCATCCAGTCACCATATTGACGGTCAATACGTTGGCCACCAATTTCAACCTCAACAGTTGAGATTAATTGTTCACCGGGGAAATCTAACCATCTGGCGTATACTTGTTGTGTGCCATTGCTGTTAGCCATGTCTTGGTTAATTTCAGGTAATGTAACTTGTAAGTATGTGCGATAGGCTAAGTCACCATTGCGTGAAATGGTGCAAGTGACACGACGACCGAAGTCAGCTTGTCCATTGAAAGTTTGTTCAATGGATTCCATCGCGAAGTTAGTGTGACGACGATAGGTAACTTTGTAGAAAGTAATTTGGGGATTTCCAGTTAAATAAACATCTTGTGCGCCATAGGCAACTAATTGCATAAGACCTCCAGCCATTTTTTATAATATTGATAAAGAAAAAAAATTTTTAAATATATTTTAATAAAAAATAAATATTAAATTTGTTTTATTAAAATATATATAACTCATGAAAAAATTGCATGCTAATTCCATAACATTAGATATTGCACATAGTGAAATGTTAAATAAATTCAATAATAATAAAAATATATTAATTCCTAAATATAAAAATGAAATAGAAAAATTAGAAAGATTACTAAATAAAAAAAAAAACAGTAAGAAAAAAAATAATGAAACTGAAAATTTAAGTTATGAAATATATGAAATAGAAAGTAAAATAAATATTTATAAAGATAAAATTTTAAAAGCAGAAAAAGAAGAAAAAGATTATTATTTAAATAATTCAAAATTTATTTTTGACTATTTTGAAAAAAAACAAAATATAAATAATTCATATGAAAAAATGAATAGTGATAATAAATTAAATTCTTTTTTTTCAATAAATTCTGATGATAATGATACAATTTTAGATATAAAATATAATGATAAAGATACAAATATAGATAAATATTTTTATAATATTGATAATTTAACTATTAATTATGAAAATTATTGTTACAATTCTGATATTTGTAAATTTTGTAAAAAGGGTGAATTTATTTATGTTGAAACAGAAGGAATGTGTATATGTAATTTTTGTTCAAAAACTGTTAAATATTTAATTGAAAATGAAAAACCTTCATATAAAGAACCACCAAAAGAGGTCTGTTTTTATGCATATAAGAGAATAAATCATCTTAGAGAAATATTAGCACAATTTCAAGCTAAAGAAACAACAAATATACCACAAGAAGTATATGAAAATATAAAAAATCAAATAAAAAAAGAGAGAATAGATTTAAAAGATTTAACAAATAAAAAAACTAAAGAAATATTAAAAAATTTAGGATACAATAAATATTATGAGCATATACCATATATAAAAGATAAATTAGGTATTAAACCTCCAATAATGAGTCAACAATTAGAAGAAACATTATGTAATTTATTTATGGAAATACAAAAACCTTATTCTAAATTTTGCCCAAAAGATAGAGTTAATTTTTTAAATTATTATTATACATTATATAAATTGTGTGAAATATTGAATGAAAAAAAATTTTTACCTTTTTTTCCTATGTTAAAAGATAGAGATAAAAGAGTTGAACAAGACCAAATTTGGAAAAAAATTTGTGATGAATTAGGTTGGACATTTATTCCAACTCCTTAAAAATTATAATTAATTTTTTTTATTTGTTTTATTTTTTTATATTCTCTCAAAATATAAAAAATAAAAGTATATTTTTTTTATATTTATAATATGATTTAATATAACATAGTATAAAAAAGAAAGGTTTTTTTTATTTTTTTATTTGTTTTATTTTTTTTATTTTTTTTATTTTTTTTACTTTTTTATTTGTTTTATTTTTTTTACTTTTTTTATTTTTTTTATTTGTTTTATTT